CCTAAGGGGTAAACTGTTCCGAAGAACTACTATTAACTTTGGTGTTAGTAGTACCATCAAATAAGTACTTAAGTATTTATCTTCGGTCTTGGGTAAAGTCCCTTTTGGGGTTGCTTTACTTAATTCCTTGTTCTCTCGAGAATAAGGTTCTATTAGTTACACTATTTAATTATTAAACAATCACCTTATTATTATACCTTTTCAGATAGTAATAAGGATTCAAAGTCAGGTTAAAGTAACCTTCCTTTTATCTTATCCAAGATAGGGAACTACATTTAACTGTAGAAAACTTTCTTTGGATTAGAATCTAATTGTTAAATAGTTAATATCTAATATAAAATCCACTTTAAATCAAATATGAAAAATTTACATATAAAAGTTTTAAAAAGACTTTTATTGTTATTATTTCCTCATATTGAGTTAAAATTCTTTAGACCTTTTGTTTCTAATTTATTTAAATGAATTAAAGACTGAGGTATAATCTATACTATTAAATATTATAAACAAATGCGTTTACATTGTACAAGGTACATATGTGGACAGCCTTTGCTTACTAATACTATGAGTATAGGATTAACTAAAGATGGATGACCAAAAAAGCTTTTATTTCTTAAGTCTCTTGCTGATAGTGGTATAACCTCAAATTTAAAATTTGTTTTAACAATTTTAAATTTTAGTAGATCATTTATCCTTAATAAGGATGAATGAAATAAGGTTATTCCTAACTTTTCCAGTATAACTGATCCCCCAAAAGGGAATTATATTATACCTGGTGGGTTTATTAACAAGTTTGTTAAGAAACATTCATTGAAACGAAAACCACCTGTCTTCACCAAGAAATTATTATATTTATCAATGAAAGCTGGTCCTGATGGACCTGCTACATTGACATCTTATCATAACCTATTACAATATAGTTATGAAGAGATGCAAAATATTTTTAATATTACTGATGAAGCTGGGGCGGATTTCTTTTCTAAATCCTACAAGTATGCATGGGATAATAACCTTTATGCCCAAAAGTCAAAAACTAATGGGGTATTGAGTTATGTAAAAGATCCTGAAGCAAAATTGAGAATAATAGCCATTTCTGACTATTATACTCAGTTGTTTCTAAAACCAATCCATAATATAATTTTGTTTATATTAAGAGGAAGTTTTAGTACTTGCGACAGAACTTTTACTCAAGATCCAATGCATAAATGGGAGGAGAATGAACATAGCTTTTGATCCTTAGATTTGTCTAGTGCAACTGATAGATTTCCTATTGATTTACAACGTCGACTATTAGTTAGAATTTTTAATGAAAAATTTGCTAGTAGTTGATGTTATTTATTATCAAATAGGAAATTTACTACACCATTGGGTGACATTGTTAAATATTCAACAGGTCAACCAATGGGTACTTATTCCTCTTGAGCGGTTTTTACTTTAACACACCATTTAGTTGTACACTATTGTGCACATCTAGAAGGTTATAATGATTTTGACCAATATATCATTTTAGGTGATGATATCGTTATTAAAAACGATAAAGTTGCTAAAAGATATGTTGATGTTATATCATTATTAGGTGTTGAAGTTTCTTTAAACAAAACACATGTATCAAAAGATACTTATGAATTTGCTAAAAGATGAATAAAGCCTTTAACCAAGACGGAGATTACAGGTGTTCCTTTGAAAGGAATAATCAATAATTTTAAAAATCCACAAGTGGTTTTTATTATTTTATATGATTATTTCAAAATCAAAAGTAACCTATATTTAAGTAAGTACTCTTTGGTAGAGTTGTTATTTAGACTTTATTATAAGTTTACTATTATTGGTAAAATAAGTAAAACTAAGAAGAAATCTTTTTCTTCAAAGAAATTATTTATTAACCTTAATAGGAATAAACTTATAATGATCAAAGCTTTGGGCCTGTCATTGGATATCGACTTCGGATACTATAGTTATGATAAATTAAGAAATTTATTCACAATTCTAGTAAAGAATGATGATTATCCTATACCAGGTGAAGGAGTAGCTCTTTTAGAATATAAAAGAATTCTTTCACAAGGAATGTCAGGCATTATTGGAAAAATCAATAATAATATTATTAATAATCCAGATTTACTATTAAGTAAATTTGAGATTACCGATAAAAATTTATTATCTGATAATCCAATATTCCTTTCCATCTATAATACCATTAAACAATCTTGATTAATTGTTCAAACCTGGGATTTAAGCGATGACATTATTTTACATAATGCATCAAAAGAAATCCAAGATCTCGATATTGAAAATATATTCAATAAGGATCGGAACAAAATCCGATCTTTAATGACTATTGGATCAATAATTCGAGGTGGTTTTAGAATTCTTAATAATACTCATGAAATATACTACGGTAGTTCAACTACTGAAAGTACGTTCACAGCACCCAATGATTTAATTAAGTCATTACAACTTAATTTTAACAATGATGTGCTTGAGAGTATTATGAAAAATGAATGAAAGGAACCTGTTAAGCAGGATATAAGTTCTTATATCTCTGCTTGGGAGAATTTGAAGCTTTAATTGGAAGTCCTGAC